AACGATATTGATGAAGATGGCAATCCTGTATCCCCGCCGCAAAGGGCGCAGGCTGGGGTTGATATCTCGGCAGGCGTTGCGCTTATTCAACAGGCAGACCAAAACTTTTATGCGACAACTGGCATCTACCCAGCGTCTTTGGGTGCAAAAAGCAATGAGACGTCTGGTAAGGCAATTCTGGCAAGGCAGCGCGAAGGCGATGTATCAACATTCCACTACATTGACAATCTTGATAGAGCCAAACTTTCTGGTGGCATTATTATGAATGATTTAATTACCCACATTTATGATGGCTCAAGAACCATTACAACCCGAAAAGAAGATGGCACAACCAAAAAGGTTAAAATCAACCAGAAGTATAAAACTGAAAAGGGCGAACAAAAGGAGCATGACATGACCATTGGCAAGTATTCTGTCATGACTATCATCGGCCCTACATTTACAACCAAGCGTCAAGAAACTGCCGAGTCACAAATTGCCATGATGCAAACGCCTTTAGGCCAAATCATCGCTACAACCGCTCCCGACATGGTTATAGCGGCGCAAGACTGGGCTGGTGCTGATAAACTAGCGGAACGCATTAAACGCACGCTACCCCCTGAATTAACGCAAGATGATAGTGATGATGAACAATCTATCCCGCCACAAGTCCAACAGGCTATGGAGCAGATGAATCAGACCATTGAGCAACTCCAAGCAGCGTTACAAGAAGCTGATGCTCAAGTCCAATCTAAAGAGGCCGATATGGCTCTTAAACAAGCGGATTTGCAGTTAAAGCAACAAAACCTACAAGTATCTGGTCAATCAGATATGGTCAAAGCACAATCAGACCAGATGCGGGCGCAAATTGACCAAGAAAAACTAATGTTGGAAGGTCAAAAACTTGAATTTGAAAGAGCCAAACTTGATATTGAACTGCAGTCAGAGCAAATGCGTCAACAATTTGAGATGGATAAAATGCGGCTAACTGCTAAAATGAGTCAAACGGCTGATAATCTTGACCCCGAATTAAATAATGGTGAAGAGCCGCCGATGGCTATGATGTTTAGAAACTTGCAAGAGTCTATGAACGCTGGGCTAGAAGCGATTGCCAATATTACCGCGCAATCATCGCAAGCTGTTGTTGAAAGCAATATGATGGTGGCGCAGTCACAATCACAAATGGCGCAGGCTATAAACACGCCCAAGGTTGTTATTAGAGACGCAAACGGGTTAATAGCAGGTATTGAGTAATGGTCTTAACCGTCAATCATCCTAAAGTAAACGCTATTGCAAGCTGGACGCAAGCAGACCTTGACGCTCAAATTGCGTTAGGCAACTTTGCACCTGGCACAACAATCGCGCAAATTGTTTTGTCTGAGGACTGGAACACCGACCATTCTGTTGTGGGCACGATTGAGGTCGATGGCGTAACAATTACGGGCGACGGCGTTACAACGCCGCTGGTGGCTGTTGGCGGCTCTACTACTTGGGGCTCTATTACTGGTACGCTTTCATCACAAACTGATTTACAAACAGCTTTAAATTTAAAAGCTAACCTAGCTTCTCCGACATTTACAGGAACAGTTAGCGGTATTACTTCAACTATGGTTGGGCTTGGGAATGTAAACAACACTTCAGATGCGGCCAAACCAGTCTCGACAGCACAACAGACTGCTTTAAATTTAAAAGCTAACCTAGCTTCTCCCACGTTTACAGGTACTGTTGGAGGCATCACTTCAACTATGGTTGGGCTTGGGAATGTAAACAACACTTCAGATGCCAACAAACCAGTCTCGACAGCACAACAGACTGCTTTAAATTTAAAAGCTAACCTAGCTTCTCCAACGTTTACAGGCACTGTCGGAGGTATTACTTCAACTATGGTTGGGCTTGGGAATGTTACAAATACTTCAGATGCCAACAAACCAGTTTCAACGGCGCAACAAACTGCTTTAAATTTAAAAGCAAATCTAGCTTCTCCAACGTTTACAGGAACAGTTAGCGGTATTACTTCGACGATGGTTGGGCTTGGGAATGTTACAAATACTTCAGATGCCAACAAACCAGTCTCGACAGCACAACAAACAGCTTTAAATTTAAAAGCTAACCTAGCTTCTCCAACGTTTACAGGAACCGTTGTTTTACCAGCTTCTCAAATTGTAAACGGCGTGACATTGGTCAATGCTGGAACTGCAACATTGTATCTAAGTCAAGACGGAACTTATACGACACCCACTGGTGGCTCACCTGCTTTTAACACCGTCACAGGTGGCACTAACACAACAGCGGCTATGGTTGTTGGCACAGGCTCAAGTATAGCGGCCACAGGGTCAGGAACAATAGTTGCTACTTCTACTACGGGCAACGCCTCGACAGTTACAACCAACGCTAACTTAACAGGCGACATAACATCAACTGGTAATGCCACGGCCATCGCCGCTGGAGTTATTGTCAATGCAGATGTCAACGCTTCGGCTGGAATCGGTCTTTCTAAACTTGCCGCTACTACTATAAATCGTGCTCTTGTTTCGGATGCTTCTGGATTTGTTTCTCCCGCGACTACTACGGCGGCAGAATTGGGCCACCTAAGTGGTGTTACTTCTTCCGTTCAAACACAACTAAATTCTAAAGCAAATCTAGCTTCACCGACATTTACAGGTACTGTTGGAGGCATCACTTCAACTATGGTAGGACTAGGCAATGTCAACAACACTTCAGATGCTGCAAAGCCTGTGTCGACCGCACAACAAACTGCTTTAAATTTAAAAGCTAACCTAGCTTCTCCGACATTTACAGGTACTGTTGGAGGTATTACTTCAACTATGGTTGGGCTTGGGAATGTCAACAACACTTCAGATGCTGCAAAGCCTGTGTCAACTGCGACTCAAACAGCTTTAGACTTAAAAGCAAATCTAGCTTCACCAACGTTTACAGGAACAGTTGTTTTACCAGCTTCACAAATTGTAAACGGAGTCACACTTTCAACGGGTGCGGGGACTGGAAACTTTTTAAGAGGAGACGGAACTTATACCGCACCGACAGCAAGCGCGGCGTGGGGCTCTATTACAGGAACGCTTTCATCACAAACTGATTTACAAACTGCTTTAGATTTAAAAGCAAATCTAGCTTCACCGACATTTACAGGCACTGTCACGCTTCCTATTGGCCAAGTTTCAGACCGCCTTACCCTTGCCCTTAATGCCGCACCAGCTACACCAGCGGCGGACAACGTTTCTTTGTTTGGCCGTAAAATTGCAAATAGAATGTTGCCAGCTTTTATTGGACCGTCGGGCTTGGATAGTGCGTTACAGCCATTTTTTGGGCGGAATAAAGTTGGTCAATTTTCTCCTGCTGGTGCAAGCAGTACAGCAGTTACAACGATAGCTTGGCCAGCTACAACAACAACGGGCTCTTCCGCCACAGGAAGAGCCGTCTCAACAACTAATTTGTTCACAAGGATGCGGCGGATTGGATACGTTACAACGGCTGTTGCGGGTGTAGTTGGGCAGTTTAGACAATCTTCTATGGGTTATACAATAGGCAATGGTGCCACATTAGGCGGTTTTACGTACATTCTTCGCTTTGGGATTTCTGATGCGGCGGCTGTGTCAGGTGCAAGAATGTTTATGGGTTTTCGCTCAAGCAGCACACCAACAAACGTAGAGCCAAGCACTTTAGTTAACTGTATTGGCATGGGGCACCGCGCGGCGGACACAACCATGCACATTTTTTATGGCGGCACATCTGCTCAAACCCCTATAGATTTAGGCGCAAACTTTCCCGCGAACACACGCGCCGTGGATATGTATGAACTGGCTTTATTTTCCGCGCCTAATTCTGGCGATGTTAATTATCAAGTCACAAGGCTTAACACGGGAGACGTGGCAAATGGTACATTATCTGGCACTGCTGGGGTGGCCTTGCCAGCCAGTACTATTATTATTGGACCATGGGGCTATAGAACAAACAACGCAACGGCTTTGGCTGTAGGGATGGATATTGTCAGTGCGTACGTAGAAACGGATTATTAATGTATAAAATAGTTGAAGAAAATGGCGACATAATATTTCCCGATGGCTTTATTTTGTCTATGCCATACGAGGATGATAACAATCGGTATCAAGAATATGCCGCTTGGGTCCATGATGGCAACCAACCAGAGTTAATTTAATAAAAATGTCATTCTCGGCTTTTCAGTCAAACGCATTTCAAACCAACGCATTTCAAATAAGCGGTAATGGTGGCGTTGCACCTCCCATAAGCGTCCCTATCCCAGATAATGGATATTCGTACGAAAGAACAAAGGCTGCCTTTGCCAAGCGTCAGGCCGAAACCCAAAGATTAAACCAAGAAAGACTTGCGCTAGAGTTACTATCATCTCAAAAAGAGTTAGAGATACAAGCCATAGAAACCAAGCGGCTTAATGATTTGTCTGACGCTTTTTATCAAAAAAAACTGCTTCAATTAATTAAAGAAGCTGAACAAATCAGATTGCAGAACGAAGCCATAACTAGACAGCTTTATTTATATAGAATTGAAGATGAGGACACATTTGTTATTTTAATGACTCTTTTCTAATACGGTACTATGATACCTTGTGGTATTATAATACCTTGACATGATAAAAACTTAAATGTAAACTTGGACAAATAAATCCTTTTGAAAGGTGTAAAATGACTTCTGAAGATAGCTTAACCGAGATTGAAGCGGTGGTTGCTGAATCAAATTATATAACTGAAGATTTTGAAAGTCTAAAAACAGATTTAGAAAAAGACGCGAAATCTTCCCCTGAAGTAGCTGAAACTAAAGAAACTGAAGAAGCTACTAAAGAACACAGTGAAAAGCCAAAACGTCCTGGACGGTTAGAGCGTGAAAATATTAAGCAAGCACAAAGAATTGCCGAATTAGAAGCAAGATTTGAGCAGTCTATAGAATCACAGCCCGATAAATCCGAAAAACCAGATGTTAATGCGCCCCCTGAAATGTCTCAATATGCCGATGCTGTTGAATATTTTGAAGCCCTTCAAAATTGGAAAATCGAAAGGGCTTTTAAGAAGATAAACACAGAAGCAGAAGATACAAGATTATATCAAGATTTCCATCAACGCCAACAGGTCGTTATAAATGAAAATCCTGAATATTCAGACACTATACAAGATATGTATGAAGACGGCTTAGTTACAAATAGGATGATTGATTACATACGTAAGGAATCCCCTCTAGGTGAAAAGGTCGCGCTTCATTTAACAAAATACCCAAAAGATGCGGAAATTATTTCACAACTTTCAGGTAATGACTTTGTTAGAGCTATGTATGACGTAGAGCGTTTTGTATCAAAAGACAAAGAAGAAGTAGCTGTGGTTAGAAATACAAAAGCGCCACAACCTATTACCCCCGTAAAGACTAATGCTACAAGTTCAAAAGACCCTGGAGACGAAGATTACGATGAATCAAGAGTCAAAAGGATTGCAAGAAGAAAAGCGTTAGGTCTACCTTACTAGGGTTCTTTAAGTTGTGGTTTTATCAACCACTAATTTATGGAGTCTTTTATGCCAAATTCACTTTTAACCATAGGCCAAATTACCAACGAATCCGTTGCGGTCTTGGAAAACATGCTACCTTTTACTATGAATGTTAATACACAGTATTCTGATTCTTTCGCTAAATCTGGCGCAAAAATCGGAGATTCTGTTTCAGTTCGTATTCCTCCTAACTACATTGGCCGTGATGGTCCTTTGCTAAAAGTGGAATCATCTGTTGAAACCTCCGTCCCATTGACGCTTGTACAAGCTGGATGCGATTTAAGTTTCTCAACTACTGATTTAACACTGTCTATCGATGACTTCTCGTCCCGCTTTATTCAACCAGCTATAGCTTCTATCGCTAACAAGGTCGAATTACAAGGAATGTTGTTGTATCGTCAAATTTCAAACATTGTTGGAACAGCAGGGACACAACCTACTGATGTAACGCTTTCAAACGCAAACGCGCTTCTCGATGAAAACGCCGCTCCGTTCGATGGTTTACGCTCTGTAGTTTTGGCCCCTCGTGCAACGGCATCTATTCAACAAGCTACTAAAGGTTTATTCCAAGCATCTTCTAATGTTGCTGAAGGATATAAAACAGGTCGTTTTGCGGATGGTATGGGCTTCAAAGCCTTTACAGGTCAGAATGTATGGTCACATACAGCAGGACCACAAGGCGGAACGCCACTTGTCAACTCCACAGCAGCTATTGGGGCAAGTCTTGTAACTGATGGCTGGACTGCGGCGGCTGGCTTACGCTTACGCGCTGGTGATACATTTACTATTGCTAACGTATTTGCTGTTAATCCACAATCTCGTCAATCAACAGGCGTGCTTCAATCATTTGTTTCTTTGGCAGATGTATCTTCTGACGGGTCAGGCAATGCAACAATCTCTATTTCACCTGCGATTATACCAACTGGTGCAAACCAAAACGTTGACTCTGTCCCTGCGGATAATGCGGCATTGACAGTGACATCTGGGACTTCAAACCAAGTGTCAAGACAATCTTTGGCTTTTCATAGGGATGCCTTCACATTCGCAACTGCGGATATGATGATTCCTGAAGGTGTTATGATGGCAAAGCGTGTGCGCTCAAAGCGTTCAGGTATTAGTCTTCGTGCGGTTCAAGTATATGACGTCAACACTGACCAAGCTCCTTTGCGTCTTGACATTCTTTACGGATGGTCTGCTCTTCGTCGTGGTTTAGCTGTTCGCGTTCAAGGTTAATTTTTAGAAAGGAAATAAAATCATGCCTGCAATATTTAACACTCAAGTTGGGTCTTTAATATCAAATTCCAACCCATATCCAGACGGCGCTATTCAAGTTCCGTTTGTATCAACTATAGCTGCCGCTGGAACTACTCAATCGACGGCAACTCCAATACTTGCTGAAGTTAACCTAATAAATAATAATACCGCCGCAAACGGTTTTATTCTACCCGTTGGACTTTTGGGGCAACGTGTTGTTGTTTACCCTCAATTAGTAACCGCCGCTTGCCTTGGTTATCCTCCTGTTGGCGGAACTATTAACAACGGTACAGTAAACGCTGGAGCAGCAACTGTTGCGCGTATCATGAAAACCTTTGTCTGCGTGTCAGGCAACGGCCTTACATGGGTTTCTGCGGCTTAATGACTTTAATCAGGGGGCTTTAAAAACCCCCTGATTACTTCTTGCAACAATTTTATAAGGTGATGTTATGCCAGATACCGCCCGCGATATAATCACAGAAGCACTCCTTGATTTGGGCATATTGGCAGAAGGCGAAACACCTACAGCTATTCAAGCCAACGGTGGATTAAAAAAGTTAAATGCCATGTTAGATTCATGGTCTCTTGATAATCTATTAATTTATGGGATGACTACAAGCACGCTTCCTATGGTTGCCAACAAGCAAGTTTATACCATTGGCGTAGGTGGTGATTTAAACATTCCGCGTCCCAACAATATAATATCATGTTCTATTATCGATACGAGTTTACCGCTTGCGAACCGCGTTGAATACAACATTCCCATCTATAGCAATCAAGAATGGGCTGAAGTTTCTTTTAAAGGATTGACTGCGGCGTTCCCTGCCTTTGCCGTTTATTTTGATTATGATTTTCCTTTTATTCAAGCGAATATGTGGCCAGTCCCCGACAGTTCCCAATATTCTTTAGTTGTTTATCAATCGGGTGTTTTATCTAATTTTACCCTTGATGGTAATGTTTCTCTGCCTTCTGGTTATCGCCGCGCCTTGGTCTCTAACTTATCCATTGAATTATCGCCATCTTATGGCGCTGAAGTTAGTCAAGTGACTGCAAAAATCGCCATGAGTTCTTTGAAACTTTTAATGAGTAAGAATTTACAAGTTAATGAACTAAAATTACTTAGCAGTATGGAATACAACATTTACACAGATTCATACAGATGATTATAGATTTTGTCGGGGAAAGTTATACGCAACCATCGCTTCCTTTTGATGCTCAAAGGTCGATAAATCTCTATCCTGTATCAGACCCAAGGGGGAAACAACCATCTGCAATGTTTGGAACGCCTGGTTGTTTATTGCTTTCAACAGTTGGCCTTGGACCACATAGGGGCGCGTTTACATCATCATCTGGTCGAGTGTTTACTGTTAGTGGCTCCAAGTTGTTTGAAGTTCTATCCGATGGTACGTCCGTTGATAGGGGCAGTTTATTAGGCTCATCTGGTAATGTTACGATGGCTGAAAACGGCATACAGCTTGCGGTTTGTGATGGCGAACGTCTTTACATCTTTACTTTTTCCACAAACGTATTCTTACTTTTAACGGGCAAGCCTTATGCTTCTGCTTTGACTGTAACAGGCATCGGCGGCTATTTTGTTGTTAATGAGATAAATAGTGGCAGGTTCTTTTCCTCTAATCTTTTCGATGGGACAACTTGGCAGGCTTTGTTTTTCGCCACGGCTGAAAGCAGTGCTGACGTTCTTTTACGGGTTCAAAACGTAGCTGGACAGTTATGGTTGTTTGGCGATAAAACCACTGAAATCTGGCAATTAAACGGTTCTGTTTTTTTTCCTTTTTCGCTGGTTGGCAATTCTGAAATGTCCGTAGGTATTGTTGGCTCTTTTGCCGTTGCTGAAATTGACAACTCTGCAATATGGGTTGGTAAGAACAAAGATGGCTTTGGAATAGTTTATAGAGCGGATGGGTTTAGTCCTATTGCTATTTCCAACGATACAGTTGAGTTTAGATTACAGTCCGCCCCTAATCCTGATACTTTTAAATGTTTTTCGTATCAGGAGCAGGGGCATAACTTCCTTGTTATTACAGGTGGTGGATTAAATACAGCCATGGTTTACGATGCCACAACGCGCTCATTCCATGAGAGATGCTATCTAAACGATTTTGGGGAATATGAATTACCTTTGGCTGCTGATTGTATTTTTGCGTTTAATCGCCATTTAACATTCGATAGGCGCAATGCGAATGTTTATTATCAGGGCTTAAACTATCTTTCAGATAATGGTGATGAGATAGCCCGCGAAAGAACCATGACGCATATTGCGGAAGAAAACCAAAGAATTACTTTTAAAAGCCTTGTTCTTGATTTGGAAACGGGTGTTGGAAATAATGTTGACATTGACCCGCAAGTTACTTTGTTCTTTTCGGATGATGGCGCTAGAACGTGGTCTGGTGGGCGTTCTGTGAGTATGGGGCGTATGGGTGAGTATTTAAAGCGATGTATCTGGAAAAGATTAGGACAAGCTAGAACAAGAACTTTTAGGGTTAGAATAACCGCTCCTGTTAAGGTCGTAATGATAGGGGCATATTTAAATACATGACAGTTTCATTTAACACAGCGCCTATTCAAGATTCCGTTGTGGGCGAGGATGGCAAAGCAAAAAAGACTTGGATATTCTTCTTTAATGCACTATCATCGGGGGACAACGGAACTAATTGGACTCCTGTTTCTTCTGCTCTTGACGGCACATACAATCTTACGGGAAAGTATTTTAGAAATAGCGGTTTTATTGACTTTTGGATTATTATCACACCTATAACCAGCAGCACCTCCACAGGTGGAACGACTTATATTGAACTTCCTTTTGATGTCACAATATCAAGTGCGTGTTTTGCGGTTTACACAACAAATTTGCTAGCGGGTTTAGTCGATGCCGCAACCAATAGGGTTCTTTCTCCTACATGGACGTCGGTCACTGACATCATTACAATTACAGGAAGGGTTTACACAAAATGAAAAAGATTGACCATCGTCAAACAGAGACCGCTAAAAAAGGTCGCAACGGCGATAAATTTATGGCGCACATTGCGCCTGGTGAAATTATTGTCCCTCCCGTTATATCCCCCGAATTAAAAGAAGCCCTTTATGAAGAAATGCGTGCGGCTGGTATTGACCCCGCAAAGTATGAGGCAGACGGCGGTGAGTACAGTATTAACCCTGAAACTGGCAAGCCTGAATTTTTCTTTAAAAAAATTAAAAAATTTGTTAGAAAAATTACAAGTAATCCTATTTTTAGTATGGCGCTACCTTTTGTACTTGGTCCTGCGGGATTTGGTTTATCAACACTAGCAAGTGCGGGTATTGGTGCGGGTTTAGGTGCTATATCAGGACGAGGGCTAAAAGGAATTGCGGGGGGTGCATTAGGTGCGGCAAGCGGCGGCATTGGTAATGCGTTAGGTGGCGGTATTTCATCCGCAACGGGATTATCGGGGGCTATTAGTAATGCTTTAGGACGCGGTGCTACAAGTGCTGTGGGGGCTAGATTAGGAGGTGCAAGTACATCTCAATCTTTATTGGCAGGCGGGTTATCTGGGGTTGGGGCATTATATCAATCAGGCGCGTTTAATAATACTGGTCAGGCTTTTCGTGAAGGTGGATTATCAGGCGCGTTATCACAGTTTGATGCCAATACTCCTGCGCCTGGCGGCGCGTTATCAAAGGTTGGTGCCAATGCTCCTGCGCCTGGCGGCGGCGGAACATCATCATACGTCAATAAATCAAATACAACATTCTTACCGAATGGCGAACAAATAAAATGGAAAAATCCAACACAAACATTAAGCAATGCGGGTACTGTTGGCGCAAATCCTAGCGGTGCGGCAAGTCCTGCTGGCGCAAATCCTAGCGGTGCGGCAAGTCCTGCTGTAAATACAGGGCCAACATTTTTTGAAAAACTTTTACCAAGCGAAGGCGACAACATGTTTTTTAATCGTGGTTTAGAATCTATTTTAAGTTCAGGTGTTTCAAAACGTACTAATGATATTGCTGAAAGGCAGTTAGTCGCACAACAACAACAAGGGTTGTCTGATTTACAACCAATCCTTGACCGTCAATTTGATGCGTCAGACTTGGCCAATGACTCTGGTTATCAATTCCAACTAGGCCAAGGATTAAAGGCACTGGATAGCGCAAACGCCTCTAGGGGTAACTTCTACTCTGGCGACGCTTTAAGGTCTGCTGGTGAGTTTGCTACTGGCCTTGCTGATAATACAGTCAACAACGCTTACAGTCGTTTTTCACAAACACGCGGCCAAGATTTACAAGGGGCTAGTCTAAGAAATGATTTACTTGGGAATATTGGAACGGCTAGGGCGCAATCCACGCTTAACAAAGGCAACGCATATAACCAATCAATTAGCAACTTTTTAAATCCAAGGTCAGATTTTGAAAGTTTGCTTGGCAGATATTTGTATAGAGGGATAAACAATGGGATTTGAAAACGTCTTAGGTAGAGAACAAAAAACATTACTTGATTTTAGTGGTCTACAGCGGGAGTTTGAATTAAAAAAACAAGCGGCGGCTATGGAAATGGCGAAATCTATTAACAAAAGCAATGAAATTGATGTTGATAAACTTGGTGAGCAAGCCTTTATGAAAGCCGCTATGGGTCAAGAGCTAACCCCACAAGAACTAGCGGCGGCACGTTTTGTTGATGCAAAAAGCGGAGGATTTTCTTTTAATCCTGTAACTGGTGCTGGTATGCAAAAACCACGTATTTCAGACAAAATTGGTTTAGGTCTTGGCTCGGCTGGTGGGCAACAAATGGGTATGCCTTCGCAAAGTTATCCCTCTAACAACGCTTCCCCAGATAGATTGAGTGTGTCTGATTTAGGAGGAATACAACCATTAGATATGGATGCTTCTGGTGAACTTATGTTTGACAATAACATCGCCCCTCAAAGCCAAAGAATGCCTAACAATGGTTTTCCCCCTCAAAACCAATACGAAACAATGTACAAAGAAGCATTAAGAAACGCGCAAGGTAATCCAAAACTTGAACAGACAATCAAAGCTGAATATTTAAGAGACAAAATGTCATTTAATGAAAACCAAGGCGCGGCGGCAAACTATGCGGATAGAATGAGGGAAGCAAACGAGATTTTGTCAAACCCAGCTAATACCGCGGCTGGGATGGATATGGCTCAAGTTGGAAAGTCTAAAGTCCCTCTTATTGGAAATTACTTAGTAAGTAAAGAGTTTCAAAATTCAGACCAAGCAAAAAGAAATTTCATTAACGCAAACCTTCGTAGGGAATCTGGTGCGGTAATTACTGACTCTGAATTTGCAAATGCAAATTTGCAATATTTTCCACAACCTGGAGACAATGAACCAGTCTTGGCACAAAAAGCACAAAACAGAAAATCGGCTTTAGATGGCATTTCTCGCGCCGCTGGTCCTGCTTACGTTCCGACTAATATTGTAGACCCTTACAAAGGGTCTGGTGGGCTTACCAGACGTCAAGAAGCTGAAATTATAAGAGCGAAAAGACAAGCCGAAAGGAATCGGTAATGGATTTAAACTCTTTATCTGATGAAGAATTGGATGCGTTTATTGCAAATGAAAGGTCTGCACTTGAAAAGCCCGCAACCTTTCAAGGTGATTTAAATTCTTTATCTGATGCGGATTTAGATGCGTTTATTGCAAACGAAAAATCTATCTCTGCCCCCCCTGTCTCTGCCCCTTCAAGCTATGAAACTTTGCAACAAGACTTTGATGCGAAAAAAGCAAACTTCTTTGAGCGCGTTGGTAATGACGTAAACAAAAGACTAGCAAGCGGTCAAGAAACGGCAAACGAGTATGTCAATTCAAACCAAGGGTTTCTTAG